TGATGGAATTGGTAATAGTAATACAACTTACTATGCTATCTTTGAAGAAGGTACTAATCTTTTTGAAACTGGTATTGGTACTGTTACTGATGCAACACCAGATACTTTAGCAAGAGATACTGTTTTAAGTAATTCTTCAGGTAATACGTCAAAGATAACTTTTTCAGGTGGTACATTAAGTGTATTTTGTACAATGCCTGCAAGTAAAACGGTTTACTTAGATTCGTCAGGTAACCCAGTAGGAGCAGCGTCAGCTGGCTTTGCATTAGCAATGGCCGTGGCGTTATAAATAGGAAAAAAATATGGCACAAGATTTTAGAAACACTTTAAACCGAGTCATTGGAACAGGTGATACTACTATTTTAACTGCAGGAGATTATGATGCAGTTATAGGTATTAGATGCTGTAATGTTTTAACAACAACAATTAAAGTTGATGTTAAAATTGCAAAAGGAGGAGCCGACTACTTTTTAGCAAAAGG